TATAGATATATCTGGTGGTTTAGATATAACTATGAAAGCACAAGATTTGTCAGCAAAAGAATTAGTAATACAACAAGTAAACTTTACAGCTGGTACTGATTTATCAGCAGTAACAGATAAAAAAGAGTTTAATTTTTTAGGATATAGTAAAAGTCCAACAATTACTATTTCACAAAACGATCCTTTACCATTAAAAGTATTAGGAATAGCTATGGAGATACAGTTTGCATGAGTTCTGAATTAGGTACATTATTTGACTCAGTTAAAGAAATAGATAGCTCTACATATTTTATTGCAGCTACTGGAGCAAGAACTGTTTCAGAAATAGCTAGTATACAATCTCAAAGAGCAGCTTTAGCAAGAGAAAATTATAGAGTAGAAACAGAAAAAAGATTAGCAAGACTAAAAGCAATAGAGGCAGAAAATGATAGACGAGATGTTGCTTTAGCAGAATTAGCACAAAATAAAGCATTTCAGTCTACTGCTGGATATTATGATGATGGTATGAGTTTTTTAAATATTAATAAACAAGTAGAAAATAAGATGAATAAAGATGTAGCTACTATTAGATTAATGGGTAATGCAGTAGATAATAAATTTAGAAGTATGTTATTTGAAAATACTATGAAAGAAAAAGATTTAGTATTTGGTGGTTATACTTCTATTGCTATAGGATTAACAAATGGCATGGCGTTGTATAAATACAACAAAGAAGGAAATAAACAACCAAATATAAATTTAACAGATTATTTACCAAAGGTATCATAATGGCATTAACAACAGGTAAAAAACAAACATCAGTAACTCCTAGCTCTATGGCTAATAGAATGGGTGTAGTACCAGCATACGGTGGTGATTGGCTTGCAACTGCAGCTGATACACTTGGTAAAACTTTAGACTTACAAGCAAAAAGAGTAGCAACAATAGAAGAAGAAAAATGGAAAGCACAGTTTAGTATAGATACTTATAAAGCAATAAATGAATTTGCTATGGCAAAAAGAATTGATCCTAATGGATTTAATGAAACTGTTACTCCATATATTGAAGCATTAGTAGAAGCTGTACCTACTAAATATAAAGGTTGGGCAAAACAATACTCAGGTATGATGGCTGCTAGAGAAGGTCAGCAAATAATAAACAGACATTACAATATACAACAACAAGATGCTATAAAAGTTTTACGAGATGACACTGATGTATGGCTATCTAATACTTCTAGAATTATGGAAAGCACTGATTACAAAGACTGGGATCAAACATTTGTTGATAGTCATTTAGCAGAACTTACAGAAAAATCTGCTTCATATGAAAATTTGTATAATAGTCTTGATCCACAATACAAAGCTGGATTACCTTTACCTGAAGTATGGAAAAGAGATAAACAACTTAAATTTGAAGGAGCAAGATTAAATTCTAAACATAGAGCTTTATTAGAAAATGCTGCATTAATGGATCAAGAAGCAGTATTACAAGTAGACCTAAATGATGATAATAAAATATATCAACCAAGTGGTGTAAAAGATGAGCCTACAAATGTAGATATTGCAATAGCAACAATAAATAGAAACTTAACTAAATACATGGAAAATCCTGATACTGATGGATTAGATGGTTATACTACATTATTAGATACTACAAATGCTGAAAGAGAAGATTTAGTAAGTAATGCTCAAGACTATGTAAACACACTTAAAAAGTCTTATGACATAGAACAAAATAAAATAAAAAATCAAGCACAAACTAATTACAATAGAAATATAAATATTTTAACAGATGCAGCTAGTTCTTCTTATACTTCATATGATGAATCAACATTAATTAAAAATTTAAATGCATTAAATGCAACATCAGAAGATCGTGAAAAAGTTTTAAGTGCAAATACAAAAAGTAATATTATTGGAAAATATGCTGCATTTCTTTATGCTGAAGAAGATACAGTTGATTCAGTAACATATAATGGAGAAACTTTAGAGTTTGGTAAATTTAATAAAACTTGGAATACAGTTGTTAATAGAGCATTTGCTGAAA